TCTTTCTGCGTTCGGCGGAATCTTCATTGCTGAAATCAGCGATGTAAGGCAGAATAAAGTTATAAAAAGCATAGTAACAGCAGAGGTCAGTAAAGTCCGCCTGCCGCGCACGAATCTTTGTGGGATTCAAGGGCGGCACATCAGCCACAGTGTTGATCTGTATGGCTGAAGCACCTGTGTTACGTGCAATAAAATAACTTCTCCACCAATCGGTTGATCTCAACAGTTCTAGTATTCTCTCAGTAGAACGTTGTAGTTGATCCTGAAGATAGTTGTCATCAAGGCCTTCATTTTGTTCAAATAGACGGGCGTCCAGAGCACGTAGGTCTTCTGTGGTAGCAAAACTTATGAACTGGTTGCCGAATTGAATGAAAGCCATGATTTCAAGTTCCTATCAAGGGTTGATACTGGAGTTGTTGTTCAAACTACGACCGTAGTTGCTCTGTAGCAAGCCTGTGCCATAGTAGGCAGAACACACAATGTCGTCACCCAGGAAAGCCGCTCTGCGTTGTGTCTCAATGGCGATGTCGCCAATCATGCCAAGACCAATAGCATCACGCTGGAAAATAGCACCGATATAGTTGCCTGCTGAGCCGGAGTTGGCCATGTTACTAGTTTGATACACAGGGATGCCAGCCAATAAGCCTACGAAGCCGGTTCTCATTGCTTCGTTAGCATTGTCACCATAAGCACCTGCTGTGAATGGAGTGTTACCTTGACTTGTCAATGCTGACTTCAAGTCAAACGCAACTTCAGGGTGAATCACACAGACCATGCCTTCAGTTGGAACAGCATCTGCTTGTAGTTTGGCAACTGCTGTGAAGATCTGAGCTGCTGTGATAACAGTTGTGCCTGCTGTGGGTGCAACAAAGCCACTGAACAGTGCAGTCAAGTCTGTGTCCATCTTGCGAGCAACTGCTTCGCCGAACAGCTTGCCTAGGTCTGCAACAACATTGCTTGCAGCACTAGTGCGAGCTAGGTCTGTCAAGATTGTGCGGATAGCAACAGGACTCACTGTCAATGTAGCATTGTTTGTGCTGACTGCTGTGTTTGTGACTTCATCACCTTCGGTAACAGCGGCTGCTGTTTGGATCGGGTAGATTGGCACATTGACTTTTTTACCTTGACCTGGGGACAAGGTGTAGTTCTTGACCAAGCCGCGCATGATTGATCGCTCTGATGCGACGAACATTGCTTCTTGGATGATCTCTGGTAAGAGGTCGTTTAGTGTTGTTGTGGTTGAACCGGCCATAATATATTTTCCTTAAATTGTTAGGCTATGCCGCTGGCTTTGCGATATTGCGCATAGAGCTTGCGGTGTTCTGGATTTTTCATATCCAGTTTGGAAATGTCTGTCTTGTTGGATGGAGCCGCACTACCCACATTTGACTGTGTGTTGGTGGTGGCCGGAGCAGCGGATACAAAATGCGGATTCGAATCTAAAAATTCTCGCACTAGGTCTTCCACTGCAAACGGCGCACCAGAGTCCGCATAACGAACAGCACCGGTTGCATCAACAATTTCAACATCGCCTTCTGAGTTGAGTCTAAGGTTTGACTGTAGCAAACTACGCACTTGGTCAGGATTGACTGCACGATATTTTGCGGCAGCATTCAGCACCGGAGCGGTGACCTTATACTCCCGGATGACGGAGTCTCTCTTTGAGATCTCAGCATCTTTCTTAGCAGCCATTTCTTGTAGGGTTCGTTCAAATTCACCACGTTTTAGTTGTTGCTCTTGTTGACGCTGATCCGCGTCGGCCTTTAACTGTCGTAATGATTCTGGATCACCCAGGTCCTCATAGGGTCGTAGCAGTTTCTTTTCTAATGAACCCTTCATACGGGCCATCATGTTGTCTACTTCCTGTTGAGTGTAAGTCTTGATTGCTGCCAGGTTTTCAGAAGTTGCTTCCGCGGCACCAGTTGCCTCATTTGCCAATGTATTGTCTGACATCGTTGCATCGCCTTTTCAATAAAGTTAATAATATATTTATAGATTATATCAGATCTCACTCCGATTAACGCGGCTTTGGGCCGGGTCCGGGTTTTTTCTTTTTGCCATAGTTGGTGATCATGATCAGTCATCCTCTAATGAACGCAAGATTGCTCTTGCCCATACCAAGCCAGCAGGACCACCCCATAAGAGATAGGCCTGTGTGCCAGGTGTTTCAGAACCCGGTGTATAATACACACGGGCTCTACTTAAAAAACTGAATGTTCGACGAACAGTGTCTAGACTGACCTGTTCACGACGAGCAAACTGATTTGCACGGGCCAAGCCCACTGCTGTGCCACCTTGTCTGCTTCTAGGCAGTTGTGCTCGCATGGCCAAGCCCTGTCGTGCGGCTGCCGCCATCGCTTCAGTGGCACGATAAGTGGCCATTATAGTTTTTGCCCTGCAGGTGGCCTGTAACCGGATCTATAGGCAGCCTGCCCTTGTGCTCTAGCACGAGCCATTGCATCTGCACCTGTGTAAATCTTTCCTGTGTTGCCCCATTGATAGCCCACTTGGCCATTGGGACCTTGAACTCTGCGAACTGGCATCAGGTGTCCTCTCGCATGCTTTCGATCTCTTCTTCGATGCGCCCTTCCCAGGCTCTGCACCAGTAAACAGGATTCACTGTTTCATCCCAGCGACTGCAACCCTGTGTGATGGGGTCATAGTAACTGCAATTGGCACAGTTTTCTCCTGCTGGCACACCTGGGGTGTTGGCTGGCACATAAGCATTGGGCAGGCCTTCGTTGTGTGTGAGATAGCGTTCGGGTTCTTCTTTGCCCAACAGTTCTAGGATTTGATAATCTATCACTGACAACACACCTGGGTCAGTGGCAGTTTCTTTTGCAGTCTTAAGAGTCTGCATGTTGTTTTCTATATCACGAATGTTGAAACTTCCTGGATACTCCACATGGCCGGTCCACTCTGCGCCCACATAGTCTGCAAATATTGACCAGATCTGTTCTTCGGCCAGTTCCAAGTTGTCGGCCTTGCTGCTAAGACGGGCATTCAACAATTGAAATTCTGTTTGCATGGCCACGCCACTTAGTGTGCGTGATTCTGTGGCACGGATAGCACCTGTGTTGGCCATCTTGTCGATCACAGCCACAAGGTTGTCCTTCACTGTGAGCATGGCACTGAGTTCTGCACCGTTGTAGTCCAAGATGTAGGGCTTCAAGCCGGGATCAAGATTGTCTGGTATCTGTATGATGGCACCTGCACCAATGCCTGCCTGTGTTTCAGGTGTTTTCACAAGGCTGGGGTGGCTGTCAATACGTATGCTTTGTTCTATCTCCGAATTGATGTTGTAGATCATTCTTTGTGTGTCGGCAATGTCAGTGATGTCACTGACGCCAATGCCACGCACGTTTGATCTGAGATTGTAGGCACACACAGCAGGAATGTAGCCTAGGCCATTCACTTCAGTGTAGTCCGCAGTGATTCTGTTGTTCTTGGTATCCACCTCAATGGTCTGCACAGTGTCCGGAGTCCATACTCGCACTGTCTGACCCGAGTCTGTGAATTCTTCTACGTATTTGAAGTAGACCAATTCATAACGACCAGTTTCACTACGACGCCATTTCCAATCTGTTACTGCAAGTGGAGTCATCAAGTTCACATAAGGACGCACACCCATCTGTTGTTCATCTGCTAGGGTAACAGCACCCACATCAGGCTTGGCCACCATGATCCAGCAGTGTCCAAATACACTGGCCCAGGTGCTGACATCCTTCATAAACGCATTGAGACTGCGGCCATCTAGATCTGCATCTCTTAGGAAGTCCAGCACACGTGGGTCATTTTCTATAGTTCCAAATTCACGTTCGGGCTGTTCTCTAAACAAGAAACTGTTATACACCTGCACCACTGAGGCACAGTGATTGTCCAATGGTGTGGCACGTAATCTGGCAGCGTATTCGCCTGGCGTTTCCAACACATATCGTGTGAGATAAGCACCATCACGATATTCTTCACCGCCTAGATAGCTTTGGTAAAGGTATTGCCATCTCAGACGATAGGCATTGTATTCTGTGTTTGAACTCAGTGCTTCGGCAATTTGTTCGTCTATGGTTTGTATGATTGACATTTTTTAGTCCTTGATGAGTATTTACCGTTGTGTGGCAATGCTGTGGCCCCAACGTGTGGGTGGTGCGATGACTTGATCTCTACGAACAGGCCACCGATAGTCTACATAGTAGCGCACAGCATCGCTCATGTGATCGTAACCAGAATCCTTGTCCGGTATGTTGCTGCCAGGTTTGTAGCTGTGTTTTTCTAAACTTTCACGCACACTTCTGCAGGCACTGGTGACCCACATTCTACGTTCTCCAGCGGAATTGCACAGCATGCTGTTCACAGCATTGATGCCATCACGCACAGGTGTGTGTGCTCTGGGTGCTTTCACAACAAAGCCTGCATTGGCCAGGATGGTGTGATCTGTTGCTCCGCCTGCCGAAGTCTTTCTAGCTGAACCAGCAGGATCCGGATAAACAAAGATCCGTTGTGTGGGATAGCGTGTGCGAATCTCTTCTACCAGTTCTGTAGTATTGCTACTCAGCAGGGCAATTTCATCAATCACATGACAGTGCTCCGGAGTTTCCGCAAACACAGCGGCACTCATTTGCCCCACGTTGAAGTCCAGTCCAATGTGCAACACACCAGGTGTGGGCTGAGTCCATTCACGTGTGTTTTCTGCACGATCAAATGCATAGAACAGTCTGTTGCTGTAGGTCTCAAAGGTGGCCAGGTATTCTTGATTGAATGTTCTGGCATCCAGATCACGCCGGGCCTGTGTGAGTTCTGCTTCTGTGACATTGCCACCACTCAGTGTGGTATATTGATAACTGCTCCATTCAGGTTCGGCAGGATCCTGTCCGCGATTGTAGAGATCATAGGCCCAGTTGGCCTGTCCCATTGGAGTTGAAATAAACATGGCAGTGCCTAGTCTATCACTCAAGGTGGGTCGCAACACTTCGGTCCAGGCCTTTTCATCAATCATGGCAAACTCATCCATGATCACTGCATCTAGTCCTACACCACGTAGGCTGTCTGGATTGTCTGCACCACGTAGACTGATTCTACTGCTGTTCTTCAGCACAATGGTCAGATCACTTTCATTGATACGATGCACCCATCGTAGGTCTTGCAGACGCCATTTGAGTTGATCCCAAACAATCTGTTTGGCCTGTCTGTAGGTGGGTGCCACATAGAACACTCGTTGATTGGGTCGGGAAGCCACACGTGCCAGTTCTCTAATGGCCAAAAAGGTCTTGCCCCATCGACGACCGGATATCACCACACGGAATCTAGCAGGGTCTTGACTGACCTGCAGTTGTCCTGGATTCAAGGGCATGTTAGGCCGCGAACTGCGTCAGCAAGAAGTTCACCACTGCAGGAATTACAGTGGCTGACACCAAGATGCCCAGGATCCACCACAGGCGATTGTCTAGGCTTTCAACCTTCTTGTTGATCTTGTTGACATCTTCCTGTAGGTGCCGCAGGTGATTCTCTTTGATTATTTCAATTTCTTTGGCTAGTTCTTTTAGGGTCATACAGTGTCATCCGTCCAGGGCAAGGGTTTCTGAGACGAATCAGCACGATCAGTTTCTTGTGGACGACCAACAATTCTATCCCATACAGCAACAAAAGCCGCTGTGTCGCCGGAGTCTCTGGCCTTGACCAGTTGTGCCCAGGCAGCGTTGTGTAGTTCTGCTGTCCATCTACTTTGATATTCTTCTACCACTCGAGTCATGGCCTGTTTGATGGCCTTGCGTTCTGCACGTTCACGCAGATGCTGAGCACGTTGGTCA